TGTATAAATTTTTCTTTCCGTTTTTTTCCTCAGTTATAATTTCAACTGATTCAATTTCTTCTGCGATAAGTTTCATCCTAGTTGCACCTCGTTGATGTATAACTCACACCCACTTGCAGAAGAGGGTTTCAATATAGGAATAACTGATTTGAATAAAGTCGCAGTTCCAGTAAAGTCTGCTAGTGATGCTGTATTTGCATCAACTGTAATTGTAGTTTTATAATCGTTATATCTTTGCGATCCTACAACTTTTGTGACTTCAACATGCTTGATAGCAGTATTGTATCCACCAACTGCAGATCCAGTGAGTGTTACAAAATCTCCTTTAATAATTTTTGTGTCTCTGCTATCGACTTCTAGTATTGTTGGATTCCCTTTTGTGATTGCGACTATGGTTGAATTAGCAGGATGTGCATACCTAAGTATCTTGTCATCCTGTTTGTTCACATGAATCGAAGATACACCAACTGCTGATGTTGTTGTATTGCATACCCCAACCAAACCACCGCCTTTTGCAGCAGTAGCAGAACCGTGTAATAGTCCTGTCTTCACAATAAATGAATCACCAGTAACTGCTGTAGCATTATTACTACTCAAGATACCGAGGTCTGTCACCTGTTTTAATGGTTGAGTCATTCTACTTCTTGTGTTTCTGTTTCAGTTTCAGTTTCAGTTTCAAGTTCAGATTCAGTCTCTGGTGCTTCCTCTTCTGGTGCACCGAATAAAGAATTAGCAACCTGTGGTCTCATTTCATCAACTTTATCTGCTGCTTTCATTATCAAAAGATCTTTCACAGCGTCTTGCACCTCAGATGGTGAAGCACCATCGATCATCATATCAACTAATTCTGCTGATTCCATATTGAATTTTTATATAGTATATCTATTTATACTTATATTTTAGCTTTCTTTGTAACATTAGAATTCTGTATCTTTCTCATTATGTGGAACACTGCCATCTCTCAATGTCCCATCCTTGGTACGACGTTTGTCTAACCCACTGTGGTCTACATAGTGTACATATTTTGCATTTGGATCTTTGTTTAATATGTAATGTAATTTTTCGTTTGAATAGTCTACAGGAATATCTAGTACACTATCTAAACTTTTTACATATTGATGTCTGAACATGTACAATAATTCAACACTTAAGAATGTATGATTGTATTCTAGCAAGTCCTCTATTTTGTTTAGATAGTTGTGTAAACTTTCTACGCCACGTTTACGCAGTTGATTTTGTAAAGTAATGTTTTGATCTCTGCCAATTATACCAACTTGTAGATTGCCTTTTGTTTCTAATATTTTACATACCTCTGCATACTTTGGATATACAGTATGTCTTACACCTTCTTTGTTTTTGTGAACATAAGGACCACTTACACTTAGTAGATAGTTCTCATGTTCAGTCCAATCATGGTCATGAATTAGTTCTGGATCGTTCCAAATATTTTTGTAAGGTGCACCACCGTGACTTACCCAATACTCACGTAGTAATTGGTCCCACCCATGCACGTCTTTGTGCATGGATAAGACTTTTGAGAATACATGATTACCAGTTCCTTGCGGACCACTTATCAGTAATATGTTACTCATATTTTAGCTTTCTTTATATCGATACCGGGTGGTTCCGTGCTGTTACCCTTTGTATCTGGGTCTTTTCCATTCTTTCCGAGATTAGTTGTCGCTCTGTCAACTTCCATTTGACCTTGTGCTATCATTTGCTGCGTCTCTAAAGGTACACCAACACCTGTTGCATTTTCTTCTTCCATTTCCTTATCCATTTCTATCATCTCTTCCTCTGTCTGACGTAGAATCTTACGCTTCACATAGTCACGAGAGTAGTAAGTTCCGATGTATGGTTCAATCTGAGTCATGAGATTGAGTCTCTCATTCATCAACTCAGTTTCCTTAAGTTCTGCAAAATGATTATCATAGAGATAGTCGAACTGAATATGTTCTGCCATCTTATTCCAATCTTCTGGTGTCACTATGTTTTTGAGAATTAATTGTGTCTTGAGAAGATCTAAAAATACACCACTAAATCTCTTTCTCAAGCGACCAACAAACTTACTGAACATAAGTTCGTCACGCAAAATTTCTGATGATCTGCCTAAATTGAATCCACCATCTGCCCCTATTCTAGACTCAGGTACATTGAGTGAACGATATAGTTTTTTCTGAAAATATTCTACGTCTGTAAGTTCTCCTAAGTTCTGTCCACCGGGAAGTGTTGTGATCTCTGTTCCACGACCACCTTCTCTTCTTGGTAACCAGAAATCTTCAAGCATAGACATAAATTTTTTGTCATCCTTAATCTCTCCAGTGTTTGCATCATATACAAGTTTGTTTCTGTAACGACTCATTACATCACGCAAGTATTGTTCTGCTTTTACTTTTGGTAAGTTACCGACATCAATGTAAAATATTCTTCTTTCTGGTGCTCTTGATAATCTGTAGATAACAAGAGAGTCCTCAATCATACGTAACTGATTGAGTGCCTTGATTGACTTATGCAAATATGATAAACCAATGTGTTTATTTCTATCTACTAAACCTGATGAGCAATATGTAATCGCATCTTTCGCAATCTTAACACCCTTACCTGCAATACTACCATACTTCTGTGCAGTTCCTTGTGGATAGTATGTGTAGAATTCTACAACCTTTGTATCTTCAGTGACAGACTCACCTACAGATCCCGATGGTTTGACTTCATATCTTTTATCTTGATCCTTTGGTCTGATTCTCATCAACTTGATTTTCAATGGATCGATATATCTTACTTCTTCTAATCCTAGTTCTGGTTTTTGAAGATCAATTACTTTGTGGTAGTAGAGTCTGCCATCTACATACCAGTTTCTGAATATTTCGTGTGCCTTTTTATCAAATCCGATTAGATCTTTGATATACTTGAACTCGTCTCTTATAACATTCTTGAGACTTGAACTTGCATTTAGATTATCTAAATCTATTTCTACAGGAGAATCATTTAGGTCCGCAACAATCGCTTCATTGACAACATGTTCCACAGCAGTATCACACTCAGGGTGTAGTGCCATGTTACGATATTTTCTAATGATGTCGAACTCTGTTCTGAATACTCCTTCAATATCTACATACTGACCGTAAAATCCTGAACTAAGATAATAGTCAGCACCATCCTCATTGTTTGGGGGGACGGGACTGACTACACCTTTCGACTTCTTTTCTTCATCGTCTATTGAGAATCCAAAAAGTTTTGCCATTATTATATTAGACTTATAGTAATCCTATTTATTATACCACAGATGGAGCACCTTGTCCATCAGCACCCTTATACGCTTCCCAGTACTGAACTTGAAGTGTAACTTGGAACTCTTCGATACCCTCTGTATCATAATTGAGTTCGATTGGTGAAACCTGACTTGGCCAGCAACCTTGCATGTAGTATCTTCTAAGAACTGGAATTTTGGATTCGCTTTCAGTTGCTCTACCCTCAGTAAACTTCGCTCTTCCGAGTTGGTTTACAATCCAATTCACTTGATAGTCGCTAGGGTTAATAGTTCCTGATCCGTCAGATACTTTAGTGATAAAGTTTGCCCACTTCTCAAATGCTTCTCGAAGTTTGAAATCACCGTCGTTGATGACTGTGATTGTCCATGGGTCAAATCTTCTATCACCCGCGACCTTAAGTTGTCTACCTCTAAACGGAACTACAACTTCTGCGATGTTTGATGCAGGAAGTTGTGCTCCCTTGATCATCATTCTAAAAGTTGTATCACCTAATTCAGGAAAAATATCTTCTGTAGGAAATGCCATCTCAACCTCAAAAAGATTGGGACGAGCACCACCTTGAATCAATCTTGCCTTGAAATCATCAATTGTTCTAGCGTTGTTTGGTACTGAAAAAATGTTCTGATCCATTTGTTATACCTCCTAAACTGTGCCTACAACTTCACTGAAGGAAACTCCAGTTCTTGTTGCGACGAATGTTAGTCCTATGAAGTTAATCGACCTTGATGGCTTCAGGAATATGTCTGCCACAAACTCGTTGCGGTCAATAACATCTGGTGTGTTGTTTGTTTCATCACACACGAGTAAGAAGTCTGTGACTCCTCGTTTAGATTGAACATCTCTTAGGAATGGTTCAACAATATTGACAAAGTTTGATCTTGTGCCTGCATCATTGAGTTCAAAGAGTTGAGCATTTGCTGCTGCCTCAATCGCTTTCTCTACTGTGATGAATAATCTTCTGACGTTGATGCGGTCGAATGCACTACTAAATGCAAGTGCAGTCTTGTCACCAAAGAGAGTGATTCCAGATCCGGGTAATGAGACAACTGGGTTGATTCTATCTGAATACAACTGATCTCTGTCTGCCTGACCGGGATTGTATGCTAGTTTCACTGCATGTGCAAGTGAACCTCTTGCTGTTCCTGCGGGTGAAAACCATGGGAATTGATTGACATCTGTTCTAACACAAAGTCCTGCGATGTCACTTGAAAGTGGCATATAATTGAACTTCTTGTTGAACCTATCATAGAAGTATTGATATCCACTATCGAATACAGCATATGATGATGATGCTAATGGTGCGAAGAATGAGAGAACATTTGCTAATTGATTCCCTGACGAACTTACATTTACAACTGAATCGCGATTAGGTGAGATAAAAGCAACACAATCCTTTCTTGCTTCGCAGATTGATATGAGTTTTTGTGCTTTTGCTTGCTCTTCCGATACTGACTTAGATGCACCACCTTGTAGTAAAAATCTGATATCAGAATTTACTTTGTCTGACAATTTATCATAAGCATTAAGCACATCACCTAGATCAGCGTCATATACTCCAATGTGTCCATTGTAGTCTTTACCACCTTTTAATGTGTAACTCTTATTACCTATAAAGTTGAACTTGATGTCTTTAGCATCTTGTCCCCAAGCACCTTCTCCTGCTGAGAGAGGTGTGACTCCACTACCGAATCCACTTGCAAGTGGTTGTGTGTTATGGAAACTATCTGCAGCATTTACAGGAGATAAACCGGCAAAAATGTACTCAGACTTATTAGCAATGACGTTTTTGTAATATATGTCTTTGTTAGGAGATTCTTCAGCGTCTTGTGCCTTTGATAAATTGCTAAATTTTTCTAGTAATGATCCTGTGTTTCCTGTAACAGTGCCATCAGAATCAATAACAACGATGTTAATTGCATCATTGCTTCCATTTCTCTCCGAGACATATGAGTTTGTCTTTGGTTTTGGTAATACTGATCTCCACTTGATTGTGATAGGATCAGTTCCACCATCTGCTCTTCCAGT